TAACTGGAACATCTAAGGCATTTTGAATAGTGCTCTTATAAGGTAATCTAGCTGTACTTTCGGTATATCCGTTAACTAAATCAGTTGCACTATTATTTTTAACATCAACTAACACTAGACCATCAGCAGGTTCAATTAGTGGTGCATCAACTATTTGATAATCTTTAGGTGTAATAGGTGTAGGTAACGCTATTTCCCAATACCCGCCTAAGACTGAACTTCTATCTACACTATCATGCAATGGTCTAGTATAGGTTCCAATTCGGAATTGGTCATTAATAAACAATTCTCCAGTTTCACTGAAAATACCGTTTTTATTGTTAGCATAGATAATTAATCTTCCTAATTCGTTGCGGACATAAACTACATCAGCATTACCTGTTGTTGTAGTAACTCTATCTCCTTGTGATACACTAGGAATGTTTATAGGATCAACAACATAAAATACATCTGTAATTTTTCTTCTAACTGTATGAACAGTTGTTGTTAAGAAAGATTTGTTTATTACATCAGAATAAAGATCATCAAAAATCTTATTAATTTTTCTTATGTATCCGTTAAATCTAGTTGGATCTGAAGAACCAGTAAATAATCCAGATGTTGGATTACCGTTAACTCTATTAGTAAGCTCTTCATTATTATAAAGTTCAACTAACTGACTAGTTATAACTTTAACATAATATCGTTTGTTTTCAAATCCTTTAACACCGTATTGTCTTATAGTATCATAAGGAACGTTTACATCACTATTGTCAAATAGGTCATTACCTGTAAATGGTCTAAATAAGAATCCGTCATTTGGGAAATCAGTAAATATTACTTCGTCACCATCTGAAAATCCATGATCAGTTGCTGTTGTAATTTCTACAGGATTTGCCAAATTAATATTTGTTATAGCAACTTCCGATATAGGATTGTAATTGTAACTAATATCGTTCCAATCAAAGTATACGCTATCACCTACATTACTACCTTCAAACGCAGCAGCCGGTGCTCTAACTAATATATGATCGATTGAAACATCTCTTAGCGGAGAGTCTCCTAATGCAATTAAAGGTACATCGTCATAGGAGTTATAGATTTTATGTAATTCTGATCTCCAACTACTAGCACTACCAAATGTACCAAAAACAACATTATCGGATCTACCTCTAACTGTTCTTCTTGATTTAAACAAATTACCTTTATGTTGTACAATAGCACCTAATTTATAATCTGTATTAAAGTTAAATTCTTCTTTATATGCTGTTTTTACATTGCTTGCATTTGGAGCTCCAACAACTAAGAACTTACCATCAGGACTTATAGAAACCGATTCTCCAAACTTACTTCCGCCTGACGAAAAGTTTAGTGTTGGTTCTATAACTTGTTTAAATTGTAGTGTTCCGTGAGCTGTGCTGCCGTCTTGCACTCTTTCATATATAAAGACTTTTCCATCTCCATCTTCAGGAGAACCTACTGCAACTAAAGTATTATCATCATTAGTAAATATACTTTTACCAAATGAGTAATTTGAATTTGTAGGATTTATTAAATCTTCGTCAAAGTTAAATGAGTTACCTGCTTTAAGTACTGCCCATTTTCCATTACCGTCAGTTGTTTGGCTATCAACCCATAGTAACTCGTTAAACCCTATGTCGTTTTCTGCATATGAATTTGCTTCTTCAAGATTTGCTACTCTGTTAGAAACAAACGTTGTTAGGATTCCTGTGAGTTCTGTTAGTTCATTGCTTAGTGTTACATCTTCAGGTAGTTCAATAGTTATTCTGTTCAGTGCAACTTCTGTTACTTTAAACAGTCCGTTAATTTCTTCTCCAGTTTCATATAAACCTATAATATCTCCAACTTTAACAGAAGTTAATCTGTCTAAAACAACAACTACAGATGTGCTACTTTCTGTACTAATAAGAGATGTAACTCTGCAAGGAGTGTCAACATATCTATAAACATTCCAAGAATCTTTTTCAAATGTTACCCAGATATAATCACCTTCAGTTAACACTGTATGATCCAAAGTTAATATATCATCAAATGTTTTCACTGTATATTGAACATCATCTTCTCTAACAAATCCAGCTGTTTTTAAAGGAGTATCCGGTGTATATCTTACTGGGAAAGGATTGCTTGTATAATTAACAGGCGAAACGTAAATATCACTTGGAGTTTGTCTATAAATTAAATCTGTAACATCCTCTGGAATAGTATTAGTTAGTAGAATTGGTTGCGGACTTAATCTAAACTTTTCTTCGTCTAACAAAAATTCAATTTCATCAAATCCGTCAGCTGCTCCATATTGGCCTACTCTAACAGCCCATTCTTCATAAAACTCTAAACTTTCCTTATCGGCTGCGCCAAGTGCGTCAAACAATTTAGTTAATACATTACGAGTGCCTTTATCAGCAATCATTCCTTGATAGAACTTGTATTGACTAACATCGTCGTTAATAATATTTGCTAGATAATCTCTTTTTTGGTAACCAATTAAATGTTGTGCAATTTCTTGTTGGTTAATATCAAAGTTATCAGTATCTAAATCATAAAAATCAGCAAATTGATTAGTTTTATATTCAATGTTAGAAATAAGTCTGCTTTCTGGTTTTTCGTCTAGTCTATACCATTGGCTATTAACAAATGTTTCACTACCTGTAATTTTAGTAGTAGCAGTATAATAAAACTCTTTATACTTAACAGTTTCGCCAATTGCATAATCTTTCCAAGATTGCCATTCTGTTACTGTAGCATTATCATATAAAAATCCTGGAATGTTATATCCGCCTGCCCAGTCAGCAGTTCTGTAACCTAGTACACGAATACGCTCTTGTCTATATCCTGGTGCTAAATCATATATAACATCTTTAAATACTGTTTCATTATCAAGTACAATAGCATGTTCTTTTTGAACTAATGGTAATTTTACAGCATATATTCCGTCTGCTGTATTTTTTGTAGTAAGAACAAAACTATTATCATTGGTTCTTAAAATATTACAAAATTCTTTTCTTAGTTTTGTGCCGTCTGCTTTTACTAACCCGTAATCATAAAAAGTATCAAATATATCGTCTACTACTGCATACTCTGATTTAAATTCAATTCGCTGTGCACCTGGACTAAGAGTTATTAATGCTCCGCTATCCCAGGCTTGAGTTGTCCAGAACATAAATTCTTTTGCACTTAATTTCCAGTTTTCAATAGTTTCTAAATTAGGATTATGATTGTTAAAAACAAATCCTGAATCAATTAAGTATTCACTATATCCTAGTATAAAGTCAACAACTTCCTGTGTAGTTCTTAATAATGTTCCGTATGGTAACTCTTGTGGAAATACTTTATCAAACTTAGTTCTAAATATAGCAGATCTGCCGCCTTCGGTTGGCAATGAAGGAAGTTTTGAAAACTTAGTTTGGTCAAATATGCTGGTACTAGTGTGTGCTGTAGTACATCTATAATAAGTTACTTCAAACTTTACAATAGTATCTACAACATAACGTTTATTTTGATCCCATTCTACGAATCCTGCACTTACTCCTCCTACATTAACTAGAGGATCTTTTTCATTTTCTTGATGTTTATAATATCTAAAAGACGGACTAGGTATATCATACCCTCTAATAATATATCCACTAGTTGCTTTTTCAATTACAACACCACTATATGTAACAACATCAATAGGACTACTTGTTTGCAATGTTACTTGATAGTTTTCTGGCGGTATGAAAACGTTTCCTTGGTTTAAAGGAGTTCTACTATCAAGTATTAGATTAAATTTAGTTTTGTCTGTAAAACCGCCAACCTTAAATGCTATCTGATTAGTTACACTTTTAAGATTTGTTTGATAATCTTCATAATTAGATAAAACATTACTCGATAGATAATTTGCAATAAAATTAACAAATCCCGAAGTATATATTCTATTTGTATCATCAGACACTGTCGAGTTATTAGGGAATTTTAAATCTTCTAAGGTTATTCTTTTTTGTGTATCACTATATACTAGTTGATTAGCATTATTACGTGTTATTCTTAATCTATCAAAACCTAAACCAATTATTTTTGTTGGTTGGTTTAGTATCCATGATTTCATTAATGCAAATGGATATTCTGAACTTTTCCTCCAGGCTGTTTCAACTGGTGCTTCGTCGCCAAAAACAAACGTAGCTTTTGAAAGTGCTGCAACAAAGTTTTTAGCGTAACCACTATCTAATGGACTTAATAAATTTCCACCAGTATCTACAGGAATATGATTTATTAAACCAGGACGCTTATATTGATCTTTAATAATTCTTGATACCCCTGGTTGGGCAATTATACCTTTTTCTAAATCTTCCCATAATAACAAGTTGTTACTAGTATACGGAGCTGGACCATAAACTTCTTCCCACCACGAAGGCTTAATAGTTAAACCTAACATTTCCCAAGGATGTGTATGTGGTCTATCAGTGTCGTATGCTTGTTTATAAACAGATCTCCAATAGCCAGGTAAACTTGTTCCGTTAGGAGATTTCATTGAGCTGTAGTTATATGTAAATCTATTATCTCTTTGATAAAAACTAAAATCAGTATAATCAACATCATCAATATTTGTTAACCAAGAAGCAAAGTCTTTTAAAAGAACGTTATCGATACTGTCTTTTAAAATATTTGTATCTCTATATTCACCACCTACAAATGTATGAATATCAAGTATACTAGGATCGTAAGAGACTTTTAAGTTATTAAAAATTCTTTTTTCAAGTTCAAGCAATAGATCATCTCTAAAATCGCCAAATGCTTTTACTATTGATCCGTCGTGTCCTTGTATTACTTCAGTTGGTTCTAGGTATGTGTTATCTATAAACTTTGTAGGAATAAATTTAGGATACAACCCTAATTTTGTAGGAGTAGGCGGAACATAAGATCCGTCTGTAGTTTCATACTCGTAAATTGTAATCTTTTGTCCTGCTACAGTTTCTGCCGTTATTTCACAAAATCCATCAGCATTAAAAGTATAGTCTCTTCCATAAATTAATTGAATATCGTCTAGATATACAGTTACCGCTTTAACGCCCGGTTGTGTATTATCAAATACTTCGTTTAGAGCATAATAAATGTTTCCTGGAATGGCATCGTATTCGGTTACTCTAGATCCGCCTATTGGAATCATATCGGAAAAATAAAACGGAAGCGTTGTAGTTTTATTTTGGTTTATTTCTTTAAAAATTAAATCAACGTGTGCTTTTGGAGATCCGTCAAACCCCAAACCAAGTGCTGTTTGTAAAAATAATCTTTTAAACTTTGCATACTCTCGTCTGTTAAAATCAACTGCTTTAATTATATTTGCATTTTTATCTGTAATATGATATAGTGATAGATTTACTAGTCCCGTGTGCTGTACAAATTTTCTACCATAACTTGAAAGATTGCCTATATCTCTTAAATTGCCGGCACCTGGGTGAACGCCGTAAAACTCTTCGGCTTCTTGTACAATTGAAGTAACATGATCGTTTACTTCACCTAATGTAAATTCTACAATATCACTATTAAGCGGATTTCTTTCTGCATTTAAAGGTAATTCGTATACACCATTCTCGTTCTTTGTTACAGCAGATCTACAATATAAAACAACAATGTCGTTAGCTGACAGAGGTTGAGTAAACTCAACTACAGCATTGGATCCGGTTTTGTCAATGGTAAAATCAATGTTTTCAAATTTTAAATCATTATTAATAGTGACTCGAATTGTTAAAAAATCTACTGTAGAACTATTGTCATAAACATCTACTGTAAATCTTGTTTGATTTTCTTCTGCTACATACTGTCTTAAAACTCGTTGAGCACTTTCTGTGTTTGCTTTAATCCAACCATTCTGAACTTCGTACTCAGTTCTTGATTTATACTTAAAAACAGAACTAGCATCTGTACGAATAGTTTCTGATAACAAAGAATCATTTGTAAATGTAATATCTTGGTTTACAAGATCAAAGTCAAATACTACATCACCAATATTTTCAATACTTCTATATGATAATGGAAAACCTAATTGACTATCGTTAGTGCCTGTGCCTTCTCTGTAAGAAAATATTTTATTTCCAGTAAAATCACTATTTGGATACACAGAAGTATCACTATAACTAAAACCGTTATTGTCAAATAAATCAAACAATGGTGGTTGATTTATTTTTGTTTTTTCTTGTGTTAGGTGCCACTTAGTTCCATCATAGTAGAACATACGACCTTGATACTCTACTCCATTAAGAGATAGTACTGTTTCATTTTCTAACGGTTCTGAATCTTCTTCTGCAATTAAACTAATCTGTCTAATGCCTCGTTGAGTAATAAATTTTACTTTATATATTTTTCCAGATTCTCTAATATCTTCTTCAGCAACAAATAGAACTCTCATTCCGTCTACTAAATCTATTCCGTCAATGTTGTATCCTTGAGAACCTTCAATAGTTGAAAAAATATCTTTTGTAAATGTATCTATCAAGTCAACGTTAGTCTTGTTTTTAGATCCAAAGTTAAACAACTTTGTGCCGGCTTGGAATTCAATAATTGGTCTTGTTGCACGTTGAGATTGATCTGCACTAATTGTTTGTCCATTAATCAATGCTGATTGTTCAACAACATCTTTATGGAACCAGCGATTATATCTAGACCACATGTTTCCATCTTTACTTGCACGATTTATTAGGATGTAATCTGGAACACCTGGATATCCACTTGCTGTCTCAAATGGTAATCTATCAAACTCATTAGTATCAAACGGTATTTCTCTATTTTCAGCATAAGGTCCAGGAATTTCAAGATCAGTTTCTTTTATAAGTTGTATCTTTTCTCCAACACCTTCAACATACCAATCGCCTTCGCTGTAAATCTCTGGAGTTACTAATCCTACAAATCTTATTTTCATTCCGTTAGAAAATTGTATTCCGGATGCCGTTTTATATTTTGTTTTTCCTAAAATTTCTTTTTCAACATTGATTTCTGTATTTTCTTCAATGTCTTTAATTTGAATTAATCCACTATTGTTAATATTATTATCTGCAATATAATATAATGCTTCTGGAGCATTTGGATCTACTTCAAATGTAATAGTTCCCTTTTCGACGCTTTGAACACTAACACCATCGTTATAGTTGAAATCATCTTGTAAGGTTCTTTTTGTTCTAAATGAAATAGGATTTCCTGGAGTATCAATTTCAAACGTATAAGTTTGTCCTCTATACAATACTAGTGTAGGATTTTGTACTAGTTCATCGGAAGAGAAAATATAACCAACATTATCTAAATTATCAAATAATGAAACTTTAATAGTACTTTCTATACCTCTTTCCTGACCTGCAACTCTTATTGTTTGCGGTCCATAAGGTAACCAGTAATATTCTCTAAAGTTTGAAAACTTATCCCAATCAATGTGCGGATTCCAAGTGTAATATTCTTGTCTATTTAAAACTTCTTGATTTTCTACATTTCCTCCAAAACTTTTAATTTGGTTTAAGTAATCATTATAATCTTTTAAAAATGTAACGTTTCCAAGATTGTCTTTAATAAGTGTAACTGGCTCAAGTTGATAGTTTTCTCGTTGAGTAGATACATCACCGACATAATTGTCTGATGCACTATAGGCTTTAGAAATTTTCCTTCCGTAATACCCATTAAGTTTTTCAGCAACACCTGGTTGTGTTAGCTGGTCCAATGTTGCTTGTAAAAATTTACTGTTTACTTCTGTTCTAAAGTATCTTGGGAGAAATTTTTCGCTTTTGCGAGATCCCGAATCTCCGTTAACTGGTAATGGATACTCAGACTGATTATTTTCGTAAGCCATTAGTAAACGTTTCCTCCGCTTATGCTAGATGTATCTGTATATATTGCTCCAGATGCTTTAAGTTTAGTAGCAGTAAGCGAAGAAACTACTTCAATGTTATCAACAGTTGCACTACTAATAAACACTTCATCTGCTTCTGACTTAACTTCGAACAAACTACCAAACGTTAAACTATCTTGTACAGGAACAATAACAAAGGCTGCTAAGTCTGGCGCTACTTGCGTCATGACATAAGCACTTAATTCTGTAAAGTAAAATGTATCGCCAAATTCCCAGTTTTCTATAGCAAAAAATTCATTAATTGCTGTAATAACTGCTGCTTTGATTTCGTTGTCGTTTACAACTTTATCAGGATTTTTAACTATTTTAAACATTGCTTTTAGATCTTCTGATGCGCTTGTTCCAAACAGCACTTTATACTTAACAGGATGATAGATAACTTCATCACTAATTGACTTTATCTTATTAATTTCTTCTCCAAAATTAACATAAAGCTCGTCGCTAGTAGGAGGTACTGGCTTGCTAGAAATAGCACCCGAAACATACTGTCTAAATTTTGTATCATACTGCTTAGTTAAAACATAAGTGTCAATTATGTTTGAGCTGCTTGGATCTATTCTGTTACTTTCGTCAGCAGCATGTTCGTATTGGAATATGATTTTATCTCTTCCGTTATAAGCTCTATAATTTACAACAATTTCTAATACTTCTGTAGTTGTATTATATACTTTAAAGATATTAGTATCAATTATATAAAAAACAGAATTTGCAGGATAACTATCAATACCGTTAGTTGTTATATCAGTTTCTGTATTAACAACTTGTATATTTTCATCAAATGCATCAACATATCTATAATCTTCTACATTATCTGTTGTAGTATATTTCTTTTGGAATATAAATTTATCAGAAACAGAGTTTGTAATAAAATTATCAAATATTTCTGGATCATCAACTACACCATCGTCGTCACTATCAAAAAATCCTATTTCAATTTTCTTACTGTCAACGTAACCTTCGTTATCTCTGTATTCATTTACAATTTCCCAATCAAACGGTGTAGTAAATGGTGTTAATCCGTATCCGTCATTAACTGGAACAGTATTAATAGACATTAAAGAAATTTTATCTTTAACAATTTCATTTGTTAAAGGATCAAAAACTTTGTCTGAGCTATCGTAATAGAATCTAATCTCTCTATCGCTTTCAAAAACATAACGCTTACCTCTATATGTAATTGTGTATGTTTCTCCATCTGTTTGGAATAACAAAATCCAACTTGAATCTAAATTTTGATTTGTTTGATCTCCACTTTTACCAGTTGAGAATGTAGATAAAATATCAAGATCATTTTCAAGTATTACACGCCAAGTTGAAGATCTAAAATCAAATCTTAATCCAAATGTTTTGTATGTAAAGACTTGATCAATAATTTGTGTTTTTATTTGTGTTTCTATTTCAGTTGTAAACACAGGTTTAATTTCTTGTAGGATTGGTGCAGAGTTTATATCTCCATTAATTCCGCCAGGAATAATATCATTAAGTGCAATAGCTCCTTCACCAGTATTTGTATTATCAATACCTGGTCCGTTTATAGAAATTACTTTAGTCCATTTATATGTTTTTGCTCCTGGAATATTAGGTTGTCCAGGTCTTATTGATCCGTCTGGCATAAAGAAATAACCAGCAGGTGTTACAAATTTTAACATAGACCCTGGTTCTAAATATTGTAGCGTAGAGCCAGTAAAAGATGCAACTCTTAGTTTTGTTCCGTCAGCATCGGTTAAATAACCTGTTGTAAGGTTTTGTGCTTTTGTTACTTGATTCCATCTAGCACCTAGATCACGCACTATGATTTTAGAAAATTGTGCATAGTAAAAGTTTTTAATTTTATAATTTGCTAGTATAGGTTCAATTTGATTCTTAATAATACCTTCAATGTCTGTTCTAGTATTAAAAGTAAATTGTTCTTTGCTTGTTAAATTTTGTGTATAGATAACACCGTCTTTTCCGTAAAGGTTTGTTTTAGAATATTTTCCTGTTGCATCAAGCAAATCATAGTATCTTGAAATACCACTAGATGTTCTGTTTACACTTTTAACTTTAATAATTTCTTGACTAATATTTAAAGGAGCAACATTGTAGTCTTCGCCTGTAACCATTCTATTTTGTGTATAATAAGTTGCAGGAGCATTTGCTTTAATGCTTGCACTTGTTTCTGAAGTGCTTGCATTATCTATAGCATATTTTAATTCTAACCCTATTGTTAGTTTTTCGCTTGTACCTTGTTTGCTTTGATAAGGAATAGTTATTGAAATATTAATTAACTCTCCAGGACTAACAGTAAAACTTCTATTGTCGCTTACTCTATAGTAAACTTTAAAACTACCTTTAGGTAAGTTACCAAAAGTACCATCAGAGAAAATTAAACTAATTCTATCTTCTACTCTTGTTAAAACAGAATACACATTTCTAATATTTTTGTTTAAACTGTTGTAAACAATGTTGTTACCTTCTATAGCATCAACTTTTGTCCATAGTTCTTGCTCACTACCTATAGTGTCAAGTTTGTATAGCCAAGTATCTGTATTATTAACATTAATTGCATCAATAGCAACTACTTGGTTTGTTGAAGGATTAGTAACTGTAAATTGCCCTTGATCTAAACGACCCTGTCTAAAGTGTGCAAAAAATCCTGTATTATTAGAACCTGCTCCTTGTCCATCATCTCTATAAAGGAATGCAAAGTTATTTCCCGGAAGAGGTGCTTCTTCTATAATAGCACCATTGTCAATGTTAGTACTTACAATTTCAAATTGTGTTGATTTACCATCAACATTTTTAGTAAAACTATAAACAGGAATATCGCTGTTTGTACCGTTTACTCTATACTGTTCAACACTAACTCCGTTAACTGTACTGCTTTTTACAGGACGCCCATAAACAGAGTTTGCTGGAAGTGCAGCATTAAGTACTTTAATAAATTGCTCGTACCAATCTTGGTTTGAAATATCATTCCATAGTATAGTTTGTCCTGATAAGTTTGTACCATTTGAATCGTAAATTTCTTCGGTAGTTCTTACAGACTCAAACTTTAGTAGGCCGTTTGCTGCTTGGTTACGCTTAGGATTATAGGAAAGCAATCTTGCTAAACGTAGTACACTTTCACGGCGTTCTGCTAGTTCAAGGAAGTTCTCACGAGCGTTTAAATCAATACGATAAGACAAGTTTTGACCAAGGAAAGCAATAAGGTCAATAAGTGCTAGATATTCGCTTGATTCGATATAATCGTTGAAGTCCTCCGGATAGTTTTGACGGAGGTAATTAATCATTGTTCTACGCAAATTATCAAAGTCGTAACTTTGGAAATCTGCATTACGGAAAGACTGATAAACTCGTTTCCAATCTTCCGCTAGTAATAGTCTATTTTGTCTATCTGTCGTGGACATATTTGCTTTCCTTTATTATACAGTATTTATTATGATTCGAAAAGTGCGTACTTAATTCTCTAAGATAAAATAGCATTATCTTCGTCAAATTTTAAGCGCATACTCTCAGAAATATTGTAAGGCAAATATGTTAGCGTACACTCTATCATTATACCACTTTCATAGGTGTCTACAGTGACTTGCTCAACTTGTACCCTAGGATCATGATTGATAATTTTTGTAACATTATCAGCAATAGCATCTCTTAGAGCTTCTGTCATTGGTTCAAATAATACGTCCCAAATGATAGTTCCAAATCCAGGATTTTCTAACTTTTCTCCTACACGAATATGAAAATGATTTATAATATCCTGTTTTATAAGAGCAATGTCATACAAGTTAAAACTGCTATTCTCTTTATTAACTGTTGAGATGCCTTTGTACGCTCTACTTTGTGTTGGTAGAGACGGTCTTTTGTTAGAGCTAACTGTTACCTCTTTATATAAACGTTTTTCTTGTGTACTCATAACAGTATTTACCCTATTATATTATGGCAGTGGAGGAAGTTCTTCTGCTGGTTCAACTCTATTACCTGCTTCAATATTTGTGCCTGCAGGTTCTGTTGTAATACTTGCAAGCGGTACTAGCTCACCAGTAATAATCTTACTTGCAAACCCTCTACCTAATCCAATACGATTTCGTGTCTCTTCGCCGCCGCGGTTAGCATAACCGACTGCTCTACGGAATTCTTCACCAAGTGCTCCAAAGTCATAACTTCCCCAACTAATAGACTTTGATTTAATATATGCACAAGCAATTTTTACTGCAATTTCCGGATCATTAACTAAATCAGGATTTTCAACAATTTGTGGAGTTCCAGCTAGTCCACCATAACGTCTATAGTTGTCTTTGAATGTTAACTGAATCAACCCTCTACCACGATATTTGTAACCTTCATTTTGAGCGTTGCCATAACGTCCGCCATACAATGTATTACCAATTGCAGCAGGCCCTGCTGCAACAAGTTCTTGAGCAAACGCATCACTTCTAACACGACTAGGAAATACTCTACGTAATGTACTTGCTCTATAATTCATGTTTTCGCTTCTTGGACGGAAACCACATTCTGCTTGAATCTGTGCCATTGCCATACCAAGTGCTTCTGCATTTCCTGGTGTTTCACCAGGGGCAAGTCTGTTAGGATCTGCTGTTTTAAGAGCATTTGCAGGGTCTAATCCAATTGCTTTTATAAGTTCACTTAAAAAGTGTTTTTGTAAATCGTTAACCGGAACTGGATTTGCTGGTTGTGCTCCGCTAGTTCCTACTTCTCCAGGTACAACAACTTGTGCATTTGATCCGGCAGTAGTGTTGTTTGCTGCTGCAACTGTTGCTCCTGGCGCTGCGCCAGATCCTGCTAAGTCAGCATTAGTATTAAGTTGCGGTGTTGATTCTCTTAATGCAGGGCTTGGAGAACTGCTTGCTTGTGTGAACTGAGGAGTAAATGTTCCAGGGTCTAAATGTTCATGTCCACGCCACGGTTCATGTACCGGTACACGTACCGGCCAAAGCGCAGGTGCTGCGACAGCGGCTTGCGCTGCTCCGCTCGCAAGAGCTGCGGTAGTAGCCGCAGGACCGTTTAGATGAATGTTTGTGCCTGTTTGAATAATGTCTCCGCTAGATGCAATTTCTGTATTTTCACCTGAAGTGAAATAATTGTGTCCGCCAGTTTGTAAATCGTACTGTCCTTGAAACTCTGTACGCTGTCCTGTAGTGCTCATATCAAACGTTGTTTGATTGGTTATATAGTGTGCGCCAACTACTACTAAATGTCCTTCTGCACCAACATATACTTTTTGTGTTGCTCCAACATATACATCATGATTTGAAGCAACATCAAGTTTATGATCATTGCCAACTTTAACATCACTGTTGTTTGAAACAGTAAGTTTATAATCTCTACCAGCATTAAAGTTAATATCTCTTGACGCAGTCATATTGATATCTCTATCAGCACTAACATTTAAATCATTTTGTGTTCTTATGCTAACACTATCCTGTGCATAGATATCAATTTTACCATTAGAAGTTAATTCTATCCAAGTACTGCCTTGGGCATTAGCAATGTAAATTAAATCCTCTGAATTGTGCATAAGAATCTGATGTCCTGTGCGAGTTCTAAATCGCATCATTTCACCTTTTGGTAGCGTTTTTATTCCTGTAGTTGCTTCAGGATTAGCAACAAGATCTGTATACTCCATTTTATCTTGGCTAGCATAACTGTTTCTTATATAACGGTCATCACCGTCGTCCATTACAATACTGCTTCCACCGAGTACACTTGAAAACGCTTGTGTTCTTGCTTCAACTGGTCCTATAGGACCTTTAGGTGCACCTTCTCGTTTATCAGTTGGCCCGGGGGTGCTTACCCCAAAAACCCTTGACGGTAATTCTCTTCTACTAGAGCTGTTGGCAGGACCTCTAACATCGTCATCTACAAGTCCTTGACGTCCAAGTATAGTGTAAAAATCGTTATTAAGAGGTTTAATATATTTTGTAGGATCGTTACCTGCAGAAGATGCTATACGTTTATTAAACTCTGCAACTGGTAATTTTCTATTAGGATCAAAAGTATTGTACGGAGATCCTGACCAAGGATCTGGGGTCATCCAATTCATATAAGCATCATATACACAACCAATCCAATAACCCCTAGCAATGTTTCCTTCTGCAAATATAACAAGAACTCGTGTTCCAACTGTAGGTGGTACCATCCAAAACCCATAAGATTTCTGTGATCCTTGAAAATTATTTGTAGTAGTATTTCCTGATATAGGTGTTGTTCCTGCAAACGGAGACAGATACTTTACTGTAACTATTTGCCCTGAACGTTCTGGATCGTTACCAGACGTGCTGTTTCTTAATAATTCAACTTGAAGTGTACCCATTCTTTTTGGGTCAAGATGAGATACAACAATCGCTTCGTACGGACCTGGATTCGAAACTACTAATCGTCGTGAAGGTCGTGTATTTGCTGGCATTAAGAAACTCCTCCATCAATATTAGCATCAGGCGGCGGATTATTATTAGCCGGAGGAGTAAAGTTTTCATTAACGATTGTTTGTCCACCAAATTCCACTGTTGGAGATGTTGTGTTAACTTGTGCAGTAGGTTGAGTAGGAGTAGGTGGTGCTCCTGCTCCAGTTCCTTGTGCTGTTCCTGTATTAGTAATATCCTGTCCGCCAAAAATTACTGGTTGTGGAGTTTGTGTATCTCCTGAGCCGCTGCCAGTAGTGTCTGATGGAGCAACAGCAGTAGAGTTATCGCCGGTGCCGCCGCCTCTAACATTTGTATCACTATCTTGATTGTTTCTTCTAATTAATTCTAACACTTGAGTAAACTTTCCTCCAGCAAAACTGTTTCTTACAATGTTTACTTTGTATAAGCCAGTGAATGCGTTTACCGGAACATTGTCTATTTCTGGAAATATCATTAATCCATTTCCTGTATTATAATCTATCGGAGTTTTAAAAGTTACTAAAACTTCTACTTCTGACGACTGATAATCCATTGTTCCGTCCGACGTGTATCCTGTAAATCCCGATGGTGGAGAAAAATAGTTTCCTTGTCCGCTGTCTGCAAGATAATAAGGATCTCCTATAATAGTTAACTCCATCGTAACCATATCAGTGTCATTATTGACTATTGCCTCATGGAACATTCTAGCAACTCGTATTGCAGGTGTATCTGCATCACTGCCGCCACTATTTCCGGTTGCTGTTGCATTTGCAACTTCTGTTACAGATCTGTCACTGTTAACACTGCCAACACCTTCATTTCCTGCTGCTGGCTGAAATCTTGGTGCAGTATCTACTGTTACAGAATCACGAGTTGCAAGTCTAGTTGTTCCTGCACCATTCATGTTTGAACTCATTGCTGTATAAAATGCATTATTGAAATTAATTTCAAAATCAATTATATCGTCGTTTTGACCTGTATAGATAAAATCGTATCGTTTTGCTGCGGCTGCTTTACGCTGTTCTATGCCCACTGATGGTTGCGATGCTTGTTGAAATGTTGACGAATGTACTTGATAAGGCACAACTGCATATACATATATTTTTGGATTTTGGCCGGTTCTACGTCTAATTTCTTCATCTGGTACTAAAAATGTTTGCGCATGTATTCTAAACCAAGGAATCATTCCTCCACCTGCAGGAACACTTTGTAATTGTGTTGCGGCTGTTTGAGCATACTCACTTATCAAAACTATTTCTTCAATTATATCTTCAATCCTAGTTCCTTGCTTAAACTGAAATGTTCTAAAATCTCGAGAAATTGTTACTTGGTCACTTCTATAAATGCCTGTTCTTTGATCATATGTGTATGCTTCTTCACCAAAAGGTACTGCACCACCTGTTATCATTGCACTGTCAATTTGACCTTTTCCTATTGGATTAGCTGTTTCAGTATTATCAGCAGCTCTGCGTACTGCGGCTGAAATATTATTGTTTGAAGCACTAATTTCTATATAACGTTCGTATGCTTCTGATCTATTTTGTAAAAGAAGGTCAGGATCAAAATCAAACAATTCAGTGTCAGCACCAGTCCAAGCGGAATAAAATTCTTCTTCGGTCATTAATGCTCTGTCACTAAGATTTGTTCCTGCTTGATTTGATATTCCTAAACTTGATGAGAGTTGGTTTGGAAACATTATAACATATTCATCTCTATTAATACTATTTCCTTCATCGTCTTTTTCTCTAATTGCTTTATTAAGTATTGCTGTTAAACTGTTTGTTCCGGTGTGTAATAATTCTTGTACAGATGCGCCTTGCAAAATAGTGTCGCTTCTTGTACTTTGTGCTACACTGCTATAGGCAATTTCTTGCCAAGCATTAGTTTGTACTGCATATCTAGAACCACCTGCTGTAACATCAAAATCAACTGTGTTAATGCTTATTGGAAATACTCTGCGTGTTGTTCTATCTAAGTTTAAAGGATTACCGTTATCATCATATCCTCTAAATTCTATTATTAGTGCATATGGTGCTTTTAAATAATCTTTATGACCTGCTTTATTAGCAGCAATCATAAGTGTTTGTAAAAACAATCCCATACTATAAGGTTCTGTAACAGTAAAATTTAAAACTGTTGCATTTGTTGAACGTGATTTAGTAGTAGGTGCGATAATTCCTTCAATTTCTAAATCGTCTATAAAATATTCTAACGATAAATCACTAGTTTCGTATGCTGTTTTTGCTTTACTAGCTCCTAGTCCGCCTCCTGATTTTAATACTGTTACTTTCGGTGGACCAACTCGATATGTACTATCAGGAAAATTAATTTCGTTAATTGTTAAACAAGCAAGTGTTATAATGTAATTGTATGTTGCGTATTCTTTTAATTTATTTTCTGTTTGTCCTAATGCTACTGTAGCAGTTTGTAATACAGAGCCTGATGCTGATGCAATTAGACCTGCTGCTCCTTGCGAAATAGCTTGTTCAATATCAGCTAATTGTTGAATATCAGTAGGAATACTATTTCTAAATCCGGCTACTGCTGATTCTAATTGTTCTCCAACATTGAACTGATCAGTTACGGAAATTATTGACGAACTTGCTTGTGATTTTAAATTGTTAAGAGAACTTTCTACTTGAGCTGGTACAGATCCTAACAGGTCGTTTGCTTGACCTGTTACACGGTTCAGTTGCGTTGGTAAGTCTTTTACCGAATTAGTAAGTCTAGTAAAATTTATTGCCATTTATTAATAACCTAAAAAGTCTTTTAATTTGTCTTCTCTTGGAATATAGATTCGAACACCTGCTTCAAGATCAAAAACAGGATCTTTTAAAATGTCCATGTTTCTTTGTGCAAATACCCACCATAACTTTGGAGTACCATAAATTGAAAAAGCAAGTAAGTCAGGTCTATGCGTAAACTGAGGTTGTATTTCATATAATACATC